TTAAGAAATCGTGAACTCATGATATTTCTCCGATAAAAGAAAGGGGCTTTCGCCCCAGTCTGTTAGGCTCCTGAAGAACCGTAGATGCCGCGTGGATCGCTGTAGCCTGTCACAAAACGCATATACGCTTTGTAGCGGGTAACTTCGTTCAAGAACGACAAGTCTTGATCAAATTCCAGCGGAGTGCGGTCGTAATACTGCAAACCATCTTCTGCGTCGGTCAGGATAAACCACGCATCAGTGTCGGCAGTGAGCCAAGGAGAAAGAACGATATCTTCAAAGGTGCCTTTGACAACGTTTTTGGCGTTCTCAGCGGTGTTGCTTTGAAGATCGGAGTACAAAACGCGCTCAAACTCGAACTTGTTGTCGGTGTGACCTACAAGTTTCTTGGGCATTAACGCCTTAGCCAAGCCACGATCATCAGTAGCGCGCATGATCAGTTTCAGCATATCTTCAAGCGATGCCTGAGAGAAATCAGCGTCAACTGCCAAGCGGTTTGAGAAAGTGCCGCCAGATGGGCCATTGATGTGAGCGGTTGAAATCATCGCCAAGCCATCGCCGCCGGTCATTGCTGATGCGGTAGAGAATGCTGTGTTAAGCAGTACGTGGGTGCGCACTTCTTTCGTTACATTCATCGCGCGGGCAAGCATACGGGCGCCTTTGTTGTACAGGCCGTATTGATTGTCATCGCGGGCTTCGCGTGATACTTGGAAGCCTTTACCGTATGCCACATGCACGTATTTAGGTGCAAATGACTGACGGAAAGAATCCATTACAATATCATCAGCTTCATTTTTAACTGAAGCCAAGCCCATGCCTTCAACTTGCACATCAACTTCATATGCTTTTGATGATTTGCCAACTTTGTAGATGCGAGAAAAAACAGGTTGGTGATCTTTCGCGGTTACGAAAAAGACCTTTTTAACTCCATCCTGCAATAATCTAGGCGTTGAGCCGTTTACGATAGTTCCAGACATGTTACACCCCTGTCGCGCCGCTTACGGCAGTTGAGTTGTTGATGCGCACTTTGCAGCGTGAACCAAGAACGCCATCCGAACCAACAACAAGAGCTGTTACACGGAAAGGAAGGGTTGCAGTAGTTGCTTTACCGGTTGCGTTTACTGTCATGTTTGCAACAGTAAGGCCGCCTGACAAAGTTGCTGCAGTTGCTACCAAATCGACGTTAAGACCAACATCAGCCACAAGTAATGGGCCGTTGCTTACATCGACTTCGTATTCTGCATGGGGGTCAACAATAACTTGCACTGAACCCGCCGTTGAAGCTGGAAGGCTTACATCGGTGAAGCTTTCAGTTGCGAAATTAGGGGTAATACCTGCAACAACGCCGGTCACTGACTGGGTTGCGGTAGCTACGTCAACTTCCTGTTCGCCAGTAGTTGCGTTAGCTGTACCTGAGATGCGAACCACATCACCAATGGCGATACGGCTTGCGTGAGCTGCTGCTACGCCAAATGTGCGCAGCTTACCTGTGTGGCCGTCTAACAACGAGCCTTGATAATCGAATCCACCGGGCATGGTGAACCTCCGCTAAAAAATGATTAATGAATTGGTAAAATCTCATCGTTCAAATTCCAGCGAAGATTCGCTGCCTGAATGTGAGCTAACTTGCAAAGACGTCAGATGTGACTTTGATCTTGTTGGCTTCGCCATTTGGCGTATAACTTTCGATGCCTTCACCTAACGGTCTATCAGCATCCTCACCTATACTAGCTTTATATCTTGACATTTGCAAATCCTTGTCTTCCTTGTGGTGCTCAACACGCTTGGCCATGAGTACCATTTTTCGGTTTCCAGATGCGCGGGTGATGTTAGTTCCGTTTGCGTCCTGTACGTGCCCCCACCAGCCTTCAATAGCGCGGTCTATCTCGCCTTGCCCTGAGTCTTCAAACCAGCGCCCAACCATTCCTGCTGGGATTGTGCCCTCGGGAATGCTTAGGTTTAATTCCGCATCACGGCTGCCACGGCGCGGGCGGTTGCCATGCTTAAACTGTACGCGGCTACCAATTGCGCTTTCCACAAGCTCGGCCTCTGCCAAGCTTACATCAGACGTTGAGCGTTCGCGGCGAACGGTTTTTTTCACTTCGGTAATTTCTTCACTCATGGCTATAGCCCCTTCTTGGAGTCGGCAACCGACTGTAGGTATTCTTTTTTGCTGATACCAGCATCAGCCCAAATCTCATCATAGATCGCTTTTTCTTGGCTCGATAAACTATCCCAAGACAGGTTACTTTGGCTTTTAGCGACTACGCCACCTTTTGAGCTGTCAACAATCGCTCGCGGCTGCTTCTTTTGCGCTGGCTCAGACTTCAGCAACTGTGCGGCCAACTTATCAACTGCGCGCAAAGCCCCTGCGATGGTCTTGCCTTCAGCGATGGCATTTGTATAAGCCTCATTGATCTGGCCTCGCAATGGGTGATCCGCAGTTAACCATTGGTTCTCAGCGTTCCACTCAATAACCTCGGGCGGGATGGCTGATTGCTCAACTGGCACAGGCTTTATTGACTGCTCAAGCTCGTCAATGTCGCGCAGCTCTTTGTCGATGCGCTTAACTTCTTTCGTGTCAGCTTCGAGAATGGCGTTTTCTTTGCGTGCTTCAAGCTCTTGGCGCTGCCGATCTAGCTGAACTTGGTGCATCCGGTTGTTAAGCTCAAGACGGCGCTCGAACTCGCGCTGCTGCTGGTTAAGCTGCGACTTTAACTTGATTCGCTCTGTGCGCTCGCGGAATACCTCGGGAGAAACCCACAATTCTGGATCTCGACCTTGTTTAATCCATGTTTCCTTATCAATGAACATCTTATCGGCGCTAGACTTTGGCGCTTCTTGCTGCTCTACAACTTCTTCCTGCTCAGCTTCTTCAGCTTCAACAACTTCTTGACTCTCGACTTCTTCATCAAGCTCAAACGCTTCAATAATATCTTCATCTTGCATAGGGGATTCCCTCGGTTATTTAAAATCTGCTTTGGTTAGCTCAAAATTGCCTTTAACTACACCCTTCAATCTTTCATCGTTCACAAGCCTGAAGTTTTCATAGCCTGCGATTTTGATCACATCGCCTTCATAACGTGGGTAGTAAACAAACGAGCCAACCTCAATGCCCCAAATCTGGTGCGGCTCCATGCTGTAGCGAGGATGGCTTGGCGGGTATTCACCAGGAACACACCCAGGGAACCCATGACAAACAGTTGGGCCAATTGCTATGACTTTAGCCACCTGAGTTGCGGCTTGCTCTTTCTCCACATTGGCGAAAATAATCCCGCCTTTTGACTGCTTGGCGATCTCTACCATTTCAACTAAAACATAGTGGCCGGTCGGCTCAATTGTAATCTCACTCATTCGTGTCTAGCTCCGCTGGTTTCCAGTTTAAAACTTCTGTTAGTGAATCGATTACGGCGTTATATTCATTAGCGTTTGCCTCAATTATGTCAAGGTGCGCGCCAAGAATATCAAGCTCAATCTCAGCAAATAACCGCTTTGTGCATTCGTTATCTAGCCATCGGTCGTAGCTGTCTTGCGATAACTTAGGGCCTGCCTCTAGCGCCTGTCTTTTTTGTTCAATCATCTTGCTCAGTGGATTCACTTTCTACCCTCTCAAGTTTTCCATAATTGTCGTACTGCCATTTAATTTGCGCCCCGTCATTTCTTGATGCTCCTCGCAAATAGAAATATATGTGATCCGCCTTTGTGTCATGCCTGCACAAATCTATCGACCTAAACTCTATTGCTCTTGAATAGTCAAATTGAGCATCACCACTCACAATTTGGCTGGTGTAATTCGCAATTGCGATATGATGAAATATCTTTATCGCATCCTCTTTTGTGGTCAGCGTTGAGACTGGCGCAATAAGTGCGTTTGCTGTGTATACCTGCCCGAGATTATTTTCATGAATCGGAATCCCCATTACACACTTAAACCCTTCAGCCTCAAGGCTAGCAAATAGCATTTGGCGAAGCTCTTCATGGCTATCAAATAACGGCAGATTACTCATTCATTTTCTCCTGTATTAATGCCTCAAGGCGTGATGTTTCTTCGCTTACGGCCGTATATGTGTTGATCTGGTTGTTGACTTGTTCGGTTTCGGCTTTCTCAAGCGTGAGGATTTTATCCGCCTGCATGTTGTCAATCTTTTGGCGAAGCTCATCTATTTGAGCGATAGTTTTCTGTGCGTTAACTTGCGCTTCGGCGTCTTTGCGCTCCTGCTCTTTTTGCAGTATTTCAGTCTGCAGCTGAATCATTTGAGTCTGCTGTTGCTGCGCCTCAAGTGTGGCCTGCTGCATTTGTTGCATCTGCTGCATTTGCGCCTTCTCTTCTGGCGACATTTCAGCTTCATTCGGGAAGTATTCGTGAGTGTTAGGTGAGCCGATTGCGTTGTAGTAGTTTTTCAGCACCGCTACTGCATTGCCGCCAGCTTGGATGACATAGGGCATCTGAGCCATTTCAGCCTCTGCCAGCATCATTCGCTGCATGCGGCTGGACATTTCCGGATTGGCTCCGCAAGAGATCGACAAGCCGTCAGTGTTGAAGTCGTCACTAAATACCGCTTCATCATCACCGACCACCTCTTTGTATTCAGCGTCATCCACGTAATCACGATTCAGCGCAAAGATGATCTGAAACTCTTCGCTCATTGAGTCAACGATCATAGACATGTGAGCCGTGTGCTGAATGCGTGACTCTTGGATCATAGCCAGGGCAGTAGTGGGGGCAGTGTTTGATTGGATCATCCCGCCATTGTCCACGTTCGCACTGAATGAGCGGGCTGAGTTTTCCATCTTCTCATTGAGCATAAACAGAGTTTGGCTAGGCTCTGAGTATGGGAGCTTCATCAATCCGCTTTGCAAGTCTTGAGCGGTTAGCTCTGTTTGCGTGAACTCGCCCATTTTTACTGAGAAATTGCCGGGGCGTTTGCGGAAGTTTTTGGCGACTATTCCGGTCTGACTGTTTGCCAAGGTGCCAGCATTCAACAGGTCGTTCGTAGTCTTATTCACCCCCATCGCAGTGGCGCCGATTAGATGATAAAAGCCCACATCAAGGTAAGTTCCATCAAAGCTCGGGATCATGCCGTACTTGGTGATGATGCCAATAGGCTCAACACGCACCAGCTCATACCCTTCCAGATCATCCGGCGCCTTGTACTCTTCGCTTGTTCCGTATTCAGAATTAAGAGCATCGATCCGCGCAGCTGATTTACGCTGTGCATCGATCAATGACATGGGGGTGTAGTTTTCAGACTTAACGATTAAACAGTCTTCGTCATAGCGGGCGACGATCCGAACGACTTTACCGCTCATCACATGTACGGTGACGATATACGGCTCTTCAATTCCATCCTCGTCCAAATCTATCCAGCAGTATTGCTCATAAAACTTGTCTGGATTGTCTTCGGTGTATTCAGATTCGCTGTTTTCATTGCTGCCAGCTTCGTTTGTTTGGGCTTCCTTGAATAGATCGCAATCCACCCAAAGCCCTTGCTGTACGCGAATGTCATGTTCTGACTTAGTGAACGCCATCACATGAGTAAATGACCTGCAGGTCTTCATGCATTCGGTGTGCTGGTTAACAATGAAGTCAGGGAATTGAATAACCTTTGACACACAGCGCCCAAGAGTTGGGTCAAAGTAGGTCTTCTTAAACAGCGTCCCGACATTTGGAAGTGAGTACATCAGGCGTTTTTGCTGTGATCGCCATTCGGTCATTTTGACATTGACCTGCCAGTTCATCATCTCAGCTACACGGTCTGCGCGCTCGTTGCGTTTGCGTAGCTGCTCTTTCTTGTCTTTGATGACTTGCTCGTCTGCTTTGGTCTTCTCTTGTAGCTCTTGCAGCAATTGAGTTGCTTTCTCGTCAGGAGGCGTACCAGCTTGGCTCATCTGCTCAAGCATGGCGGCTATGTCTTCAATCTCTTTCTTGCGCTTGGCGATATCACTTGAGCGTTTATCGATCACATTCTTAATGGTCTTCATGCCGATTATGTCGGCCTTGACCAAGTTGGGGTCGCGCATAATCTCAACAGCGGCGCGGTTACCAAACGAATTGGCGGCCTCGGTGAGTATGTTTGATTTAAAGTTGGACGCATTAGGCCAAGGAGTGCTCTTGCCGTTGAACTCAGGCTTGCACAGCTCAATACCTTTCTTGACGCACTCGATCCAATCTTTCATTGAATCAAGATCGTAATCGGCGCGCTCTATTACTTGCTGACCGATAATGTGTAAGCGCTCATCGCTCAGGTCTTTGGCTATGTTTACAGAGCCGATGTAGTTGATTAGTTTTTGTAGACTCATTTATTCCACCATAATTTAATTGGCTTTGGCTTGAAGGCAAAGTATTTCGGCTGCGGTTCCATTGATGAGTAAATCCAAGCCTCTCCTTCGCTATCGCAATAGAAAGCGCCCTTTTCGTAGCTTGCCTCTCTTATCTCCCCATCCCCATCAAGCACAAGAATTTTCTTTTCCAAAAATCCTTTTTTGTTTAGATGCTTACCAATGGTTTCTGCTTTGCGCCAGAGTATTACGCTAATCATGCCCACCCCCCGTTATCTTGTGCTGGTTCGCTATCGTCATAGTCGTCATTGTCGTAAATGTCAACCTCTTGTTGAAGCATCATAACAACGTCAGCCATGTTTGGTGACTTAATCTTTTTTGCTTTCATTTCCGGCTTGCTTAGGATTTGTATCTTGCCATTGCTGTTGCTGTACTTCCTCGGGATGCGGCATATCTCAGCGCGCAATCCAGTAAGCTCTTTAATTCCTGAGCTAAAGCTAATTAGCTCATCGGGAGGAAAGTATTTGCCCTTCTCGACCGCTAGATAAGTCTTGAACATCTTATCACGTAGCCGCCAATAGTTCTGCGCACGTAAATTCAAGAACATTGCCGAGTTTGTGCGGCCTCGCTCAATGTCAAAGAACCCTTCACCCTCAATGCCATCGTAGATTTCATTGGGGTGCTGAACAGTTTCGCCGCCGTGGAATGGGACAATCTTAACCTTCTTGCCCTTCAGCCCCTCCATAACCTGCCTGCGCAAGCTTAGGCCTATACCGTCACTATCCCATAGGAACACATCTGGCTTGAGCTTAACGGCAAATCCAAGCGCCCAGTCAGTAGCTGTGTTCACGTCGCCATCGTTTGTGCTGGAAACGCCAGTGACAACTGATCCGTGTTGATAGCCCACTGCCTTGGCATCACCTGAGTCAGCAGGGTCATAAGCCAATCGCTCCTGCCCACTAGGCTCAAACCCAAGCTTGATGTGTGCATCGACACAAGCGTCGAACCACTCGGCCAAGATGATTGAATTCTCTACTGTGTCCAATGGTGCCCCTAGCCAGATGTGGTCGTAAACAGCGCGCGGTTTGTTTTCAAGATCAAACAGTCTTTCACCTTCAAGCCCTGAATCCATGAACCACGGGTTGT